TCCGCGCGGTGATCGAAGAGCTTGACTCTCTCCCGCTGAGCAAGGAGGAGTCGAAGGTTGACGACCTCACTGCAAAGCGGGAGTCTCGCCGGGCGGCTGCTCGGCGCGCGCAGGCCGCGGATCTGTAACTACCCCCTCTACTCGTCCTCGGCCGGGTCGGAGGCGATCGAGCTCGCTGCCTCCGCTGGCCTGCTGCTGGACGGCTGGCAGGGCGACATCCTGACTGCGGCGCTCGGGGAGCGTGCGGACGGCACCTGGTCCGCCTTCGAGGTCGCGATGCTGATCAGCCGGCAGAACGGCAAGGGCAGCGTGCTGGAGGCCCGGGCCCTGGCTGGGCTGTTGCTCTTCGACGAGCGGCTGATTATGTGGACGGCGCACGAGCTCAAGACCGCGATGGAGGCGTTCCGCCGGGTCGAGGAGCTGTTCATGGGGTCCGACGACCTGCGGCGCCGGGTGAAGAAGGTTTCCCACGCCAACGGCGACGAGGGCATCGAGCTACGTAATGGCGCCCGGCTGCGGTTCGTGGCCAGGTCGAAAGGTTCCGGCCGTGGGTTCTCCGGTGACTTCGTGGTGCTCGACGAGGCGTACGCGCTAACCGCGGAGCAGATCGAGGCGCTGATGCCGACGATGTCGGCGAGGCCGAACCCGCAGATCTGGTACGCCTCATCCCCACCTCTGGACGCCGAGACCGGCTCGCAGCTGATGTCCGTCCGCCGGCGCGCGCTGGCCGGTGCCGAGCGGCTGGCGTACTTCGACTGGGGCGCCGCCGGCGAGCTCGAGGATCTGTCCCGGCTTGATCTGGACGACCACCAGCTATGGGCGCAGACGAACCCGGCCTACGGCATCCGGGTGTCTGAGGAGTTCATCGCGATGGAACGGTCGGCGATGTCGCCGGCCGGGTTCGCACGGGAACGCCTCGGGGTGTGGCCGCAGGACGACGAGGGCGCTGGAGCGGTCATCGACCAGAAGGCGTGGCACGCGCTGTCTGCGCCGGAGCCGGAGTCGCGCACAGCGGTCGCGTTCGCGGTGGACGTCACCCCGAACCGGGACCACGCAGCGATCGGGGTGTTCACCCCAGGACCTGACGACGTCGGCAACCTCGCGATCGTCGAGCACCGGTCGGGCACCGACTGGGTAGTCGCCCGGCTGGTCGAACTGAAGGCGCAGTACAACCCGATCGCGATCGGGATCGACGGCAAGGGGCCGGCGGCGAGCCTGCTGCTTGACCTGGACAAGGTCGGAATTCGGCCTCCGGAAACCCCAGCCAAACCGAAGTACGGCGATCTTGCGGTGAGCAACGCCCAGGACATGGCCGCCGCGTGCGGGCAGCTGGTCGACGCGATCCGGCAGGGCCTGGTCAGGCATCAGGGCCAGCCGATGCTCAACCTCGCCGTGGTCGGGGTGAAGACTCGCCCGCTGGGTGACTCCTGGGCCTGGGCCCGGCGTACTGCCACGCAGGACATCAGTCCCCTCGTCGCCGCCACTCTCGCCCGCTGGGCCTACCAGGTCCGGGCCGAAGTGCTCGCCGACTACAACGTTCTTGAATCGGTGTGGTGAGGGGGACCCTTGAAGTTCCCCGATCTCCGCTTCTGGCGCAGGACTGAGGAGCAGCGGGTCATCACCGGCCTGCCGTGGGATGTCGGCGGCCAGTTGCCGATCAAGCCGGTCACCACGGACCAAGCGCTGTCGCTGGTGCCGGTGTTCGGCGCGGTGCGACTGTTGGCGTCGCAGATCTCCACGCTGCCGTTACAGACGTACCGGAAGGTCGGCGACAGCCGAACGAAGATCCCCACCGGGTCGCTGTTCACCAACCCGTCGGCGCACGGCACGTCGTACGCGTGGCTGCACCGGTGTGTAACGTCGCTGGCGTTGCGGGGTAACGCCTATGGGTTGATCACGGCACGGGACAACCTGGGCTACCCGACGATGATCGAGTGGCTGCACCCGGACCATGTTCAGGTGGAGGACCAGGCCCTGTCTGGGCCGGGTTCGTACTCGCAGCCGATCTGGTACTGGATGGGCCGCATCGTGCCGACCGAGGATCTGGTGCACATCGCCTGGTTCACGGTGCCCTACCGGGTCAAGGGGCTGTCGCCGATCGAGGCGTGCGCGGCCACCATCTCCACGGGCGTGTCGGCGCAGGTGTACACGGCGGACTGGTTCAACAACGGAGCCGTCCCGCCGGGGAAATTCAAGAACACCCAGAAGACCGTGTCGCAGCCGGAGTCGGATGAGATCAAGGCCCGGCTCACCGCGGCGATCCGGTCCCGTAAGCCGCTGGTGTATGGGGCGGACTGGGAGTACGACCCGATCGCGGTCGCCGCGAACGAGGCGAAGTTCATCGAAACGATGCAGCTCAACGCCACGCAGATCGCGTCGATCTACGGGATTCCGCCGGAGATGCTGGGCGGTTCGACGGGGAACTCGCTGACGTACAGCACCGTTGAGCAGAACTCGATCAACTTTGTGAAGTTCACCCTTCGGCCGTGGCTGGAGTTGCTCGAGGAGACCTTCTCGCAACTGCTGCCCCGGCCGCAGTACGTGAAGTTCAACGTCGACGCGCTGCTGCGTGGGGATCTGACGACTCGGATGGCTGCATACCAGGTGGCCCGCAACATCGGCCTGAACAACGTCGACGAACTGCGGGACCTGGAAGAGTACGCACCGATCCCCGGCGGGAAGGGCAAGGACTACGACCCGCTGCTGGTGCAGATCGCCGCGGCTCGCGGTATCGACGCGGCGCAGGTTAAGCAGGGCGACCAAGCTGGCGGGCAGATTCCGGATCAGATCCCGCAGGACCAGCCGGAGCGGTCAGCGGAGGATGATGCGGGCCCAAAAGTCTTGTCCTCCTCCGTGGGCGGCGAGGAGCACACCGAGCGAAGGTTGCTGACCGGGGCTGAGGCCGCCGTGCGGCTTATGGCCCGACGGCACGACCCAGCCGACCCGGCGGCGATGCGTCACTTCAACCCGGACGAACCGCGCCGGCCGGACGGCAAGTGGGGATCCGGCGGCGTCTCGCATGCGCTGAAGGACGCGCTGAAACTCGGCGACAGGATTGATCTCCAGCCCGGTGAGAAGCTGGCCGGGTCGGATCGGATCAGCCCGTCGGGCGGGCACGACGTTGACGCTCTGCTCGCTGCGGTGGACTCCCCGCATGGTCGGCAGATCAGGATCGGGATCATCCCCACTCACGACGCCGAGAAGTGGCGGGCCGGGAACAAAGGCGCCACCGTCAACCTCACTCCGGAGTCAGTCGGTCAGTTACGGCAAGATCTGACCGCGGCCAACGCGAAAGCGAAGAAGGCAGCCGCGAAGGCGGACGCTGACTGGGAGGCTGGTCGCATACCGGATCTGTCCGCGCCGGTTGCTGAGGGCATCGTTCATAGCGAATGGGGCGACCTGCGGTACGTCGTGCACCTCACCGACGATGACCCGACGTCGTGGACCACCACCCTCGAGGCGGGAACCGGGGATGCGGACGGCAGCGTGCTGTACCCAGCGGATCTGCGGAAGCTGATCGACAAACTGGAAGCCCTTGCCGGAGGTCCAGCTGGACAACGTGCTGCCGGCCACGACACCACCCCAGGCCACGACGAACTTCACCACTACTGGACCAAGGGTCCTGGGTTAGCGAAGTGGGTTGAGTCGCCGACACCGTGGACCACGCTGTACCACCACTTGCTGAAGTACATGGCCCCAGGCAAAGCCAAGCGGGTAACCAGCGCGTGGTTTACCGAGGTCATGGGCTTCTCGAGCGGATCGGATCTGAATCGAGTGACGCACGGGAAGCCGCCGCGCGGCAAGGTCGTCGGACCGGGCTGACGGAAGGGACGGCAAGAACGATGGCGGAACTCTCGACACAGTCGATCAACGACCTGCCCGACTCGGCGTTCGCCTACATCGAGCCAGGCGGCACGAAGGACGCCGAAGGCAAGACCGTTCCCAGGTCGAAGCGACACTTCCCGATCCATGACAAGAGCCACGTCGAGAACGCGCTGAGCCGCGCGCCCCAGTCCCCCTTCGGCGACAAAGCCATGCCTGCCATCACGGCGGCCGCTAAGAAGTTCGGAGTCACCGTGGGCGACCAGCCCGCTAGAAGTTTTGAGGAGTCCGGTATGAGCGCCGTGGAGCGCCGGTTCACGCTGATGACGGTTGAGCTCCGCGCCGCCGCCGGCGAACCCCCCCGCATCGGCGGGTACGCGGCGATGTTCAGCCGCGTCTCCCAGAACCTCGGCGGTTTCGTCGAGGTCGTCGAGCGGTCCTTCTTCAACAAGAGTCGCGGCGACGGCTGGCCGGATGTGATGGCCCGCTACAACCACGACGACAACATGCTGCTGGGCACCACCGGTGCCGGCACGTTGCGGCTGTCGATCGACGACACCGGCCTGGACTACAACGTCACCCCACCGCAGTCCCGTTCGGATGTGCTGGAGCTGGTGCAGCGCGGCGACGTGCGGAAGTCTAGCTTCGCGTTCCGCACCCCGTCAGGTGGGGACGAGTGGGGCCTGTCCGAGCAGGGCTATCCGATGCGGCACCTGATCACCGGGCAACTGGTGGACGTCGCCCCGGTCAACGCCCCCGCGTACTTGGACACCACCGTGGGGCTGCGGTCCCTGGACCCGTCCGAGGTACGCAAGCTCGGCATCGGCCCGGAAGCCGCGTACCGGTCGCTGGCCCTGCGGATGGAAGCCGACTTCGAAGAGGTCCGCGCGGCGGCCGACGAGAATGACCTGCGCCGGTTCTTCGCCCGCACCGACAACCGCGGCCCCGCGGCGAAGCCGAAGCCCCGCACGTTCGGCCCCGCCGCCGCGGCCGCGCTGCTGGCCCGTCGTACTGACCCCTGGGCGTAGCGACGCGGCAGGCCGCAAGCCACCGCTGACCCCGCCCCTCCTGTTTCTGTCCACCCGCGTCCCCGCACCGGCAGGCCGACAGCCACCGCCGCGACGGATGCCGATTTCGCACGCACCTGAGGCAGGGCGCCACCCACCTCGCGCAGTCATCCATCAACAGCCAGGAAAGGAACTCGCTGTGAGCGAGATCGCTAACCGGCTGCGCGATCGGCGCCAGAACGTCTGGAATGAGGCCAAGGCCCTCACCGATCTCGCATCCGACGAGAACCGCAACTTCTCCGCTGAGGAACAGGGCAAGTGGGACGTCCTCAACGAGGAGATGGACAAGCTCGACGCGCGCATCAAGGAAGCGCTGGACACCGAGCAGCGGATGAAGGACAACGACGCCGCGTTCGACCGTCTCGCCGGCAAGCCAGTGCAGGGCGGCCGAGTTCAGGACTCGAAGGAAGTCAGCGAGTTGCGCGCGTTCATGCGCGGCGACCCGGGTGCCCCGAAGTCGTTCGAAGTTCGGCGTGAGGGCCTGGTCCCGGCCGACTTCCGTACCCTGTCGAAGCTGACCTCGGGTGCCGGTGGTTCGACCGTACCGATCAGCTTCTACGACCAACTGATGGCGCACCTTATTGAGGTGTCCGCGATCCTGCAGGCCGGGGCGACGGTGCTGAACACCGACTCCGGCGAGACGCTGCAGGTGCCGAAGACCACCGGCCACTCCTCGGCGGCGCTGACCGCTGAGGCGGCGCAGTTGACCGCGTCGGACCCGGTGTTCTCTCAGGTGTCCCTGGGCGCCTTCAAGTACGGCACGTTCATCCAGGTCTCCACGGAGCTGGTCAATGACTCCGGCGTGGACCTGCAGGGCTACCTGGCGATGCAGGCCGGCCGGGCGCTGGGCAACGCGCTGGGCGCGGCGCTCATCACCGGTACCGGTTCGACGATGCCGCTGGGTATCACCGCCTCCACGTCGCTGGGTGCGACCGGCCCGACCGGTCAGTCCGGCGGACTGGGCCCGACATCGGCGACGGCGAACAGTGGGGCGGACTTCCTGTTCGACCTGTTCTACTCGGTGATCGCCCCGTACCGGGCGTCGCGGGCCTGCGCGTGGATCGTGAAGGACTCCACGATGGCCGTCCTGCGGAAGATCAAGGACACCACGGGTCAGTACATCTTCCAGCCCAGCCTGGTGGCCGGTACGCCGGACACGATGATGGGCAAGCCGATCTACACCGACCCGTTCATGCCCGCGGTGGCGACCTCGGCGAAGTCGATCATCTTCGGCGACATCAGCCAGTACTTCGTGCGGCTGGCCGGCGGGGTGCGGTTCGAGCGGTCGAACGAGTTCGCGTGGCAGAACGATCTGGTGTCGTTCCGGGCCATCATCCGCGGCGACGGTGTGCTGGTCGACCAAACCGGAGCCGTCAAGCATTTCATTGGGGCCAGCACGTAGGAACTGCCCCAGTCTCTTCTCGGCCCGGAGTCACCGACTCCGGGCCGAGCCATATCCAAAGGAGTCGCCATGGCCCTCACGAAGGCCAACACCACCGAGACCCGGGGTGCGACGGGCATCCCGAACATGGACCCGGTATCCGTCGCGCAGGGTGGGCCCGAGGGCGTCGGCGGTTCCGGGAACACGGTGAACCCGCCGCGGGTCAAGGCCACCGAACCCGCCGGCACCGGCACCCCCGGCGCCGGGTCGAACACCGACCTGTTCAACCCGTGGAACGGCAACAAGGCGTTCGAGAACACGGCCGCTGACTCGGAGACCGGTGAGACCGGTTCGACGTCGCAGGGCAACCAGGGTCCGTCGAACGTGAACGCGGGCTACCCGGCGCCGAACCACCTGATCACCGGAACCCACCTGCCGACGACGCCGAGCGACAAGCCGACCGGCTCGGGTCGCATCATGCGCGGCGGCCGGGGCCGGCCGGGCAAGTAACCAGTCGTCCGAGGACGGCCGCCCACATCGGCCGTCCTCGGGCACCTATGTGGGAGGTGAAACGTGCGCTTGTTCTGGCGTGACATGCAGGTCGGCGACGGGCCGTTCATCAACACGTCGCTGACGGAGCGGGAGACCGCCGAGCTTCAGCGGTTGGCGAAGGACGCCGAGGTGCTGGAGGTTGGTACCGCCTACGGCTACTCCACGGTGGCGCTGGCCCTGGTCGCGAAGCGGGTCACCGCTGTCGACCCGCACCTGACCCACGGCTCGTTCCGGGATGTACACGAGAACGTCCGGGCCTACGGCGTCAGTGACCGGGTTGCTGTCATTCAGTCCTACAGCCAGCACGCCCTACCGGCCCTGTACTACGAGGGTCGCAGGTTCGATCTGATCTGGATCGACGGGGACCACACCGCTGCGGGTGTCGAGCATGACGTCACCTGGGCGATGAAGCTGCTGAAGCCCGGTGGGGTAATCGCCTGTCACGACTACGACGAGGTCACCTGCCCCGGCGTACGGGTCGCTCTGGACAAGCTGTTCGGCGGTCCGGGGAAGCTGACCGACACGCTCGCTGTGTATCAGTTCACCCTGCCGGAGAGCGGGATCGTCGGGGAGCACGGCCCCGAGAAGTCCATCCCATCAATTTCCGGCGTGGTGCTTCCTCGGTGAAGGCCGCGGTCATCGGCGCCGGCATCTTCGGATGCGTTACAGCGGTTGAGCTCGCCCGCAACGGCTTCGAGGTCGACCTGTACGAGCGGCACGGCGACATCCTGCTGGGTGCCAGCCGAGCCAACCAGGGCCGGCTGCACCACGGCTACCACTACCCCCGCGCCGGCGTTGACATGCGGCCGAACGCCCGCCGCTTCGCCGACCGGTTCCCCGACGCGATCCGCCATAGCGCACGGCAGTACTACTGCGTCGCCGCCGAGAGGTCGCGCCTGACGGGTCCTGAGTACCTCGACTTCTGCCGCAGGACCGGGCTGCCGTTCCAACGGCACACCCCCAGCGTCGTGCAGGCCGAGTCGGTCGCCGAGTGCATCCGGGTACCCGAGTCGTACGTCGACATCCGGGCGCTGCGCGGACTCCTGTCCAGCCAACTACACCGGGCCGGGGTACGACGCCACCTCCACACTGCGGTCCAGCCGGAAGAACTGGGCTACGACTGGGTAGTCCAGGCCACCTACGGCCAGCCCTGGTCTCAGCCGTTGCGGTACGAGGTGTGCGAGACGGCGCTGATCCGGCTCGGTCAGCACATGACGAAGCTGGGTTTCGTCGTCATGGACGGCCCGTTCGTATCCCTCGACCCCACCTCGGGTGGGCTGCACATGCTCTACGACGTCGCGCACAGCGTCCACGCCTCCAACGTGGGCGTGGCACCGGAAATCCCCGGACACCTGGTGCCGCTCATCGACAAGGGTGTGGTGTTCACCGAGCACACCCGCCTTGAGGCGATGTTGCAGACCGCCCGCCGGTTCCTGCGCGGCGTGGGGATGCCCGAGTACTGCGGGTCGATGTTCACCGTCCGCGCGGTCCTGCCGGACGTGGACGCCACCGACGAACGACCCACGCTGGTCCAGCGTGATGGCCGGGTCATCACCGTGCTATCTGGGAAGATCTGCTCGACGGTGCAGGCGGCCGACGAGGTGCTGGCGGCGGTGCGCGAGGCGGTACCGGCCGCGTGACCCTCGTCTCCGTCATCACCCCGACCTGGCAGCGTCACGAAGTCCTCATGGACCGGTGCGTCCAGTCGGTGTTCGCCCAGACCTACCCGGCGATCGAGCATGTGGTGGTCAGCGACGGCCCCGACTGGACCGTGGCGGGGCTCATCGCCAACGATCTGTGGCGGCGGCCGCTCAAGACTAGGCCGTTGCGCTTCGAGATGCTGCACACCCACGTCGAGGGCACTGTCGACTACGGCAGTCGCGCCCGTAACCGCGGCCTCGAGGTGGCTGCGGGCCACTACGTCGCCTACCTCGACGACGACAACGCATACCGGCCGGATCACATCGCCACCCTGGTCGTGGCGCTGGACGACAGCCCGGACGCCGACTTCGCGTACTCGCAGATGGTCACCCATCCCAGCGGAAACCTGATCGGCTACCGGGAACCGCAGTACGGTGGCATCGACACGTCGCTGCTCATGCACCGGGCCGGGGTGCCGCAGAAGTATGGCATGTGGCCGGAGCCGCACGAGATCGCCGGGGACAAGCACGCCCCCGACTGGGGTGTCGTCGAACGCTGGCTCACCGCTGGCGCGCAGTGGGTCCACGTCCCGCAGGTCACCGTGGACTACTACGAATGAGAGTCCACGGCTTCCACGACGGCCACGCCTGCGGCTACTACCGGATCCTGCTGCCGTTCGACGCGATGGCCGCGCATGGCCACGACATCACCACTTCCTACGGGTGGGACGAGACAGCCCGGCAGGCGAACGTCATCGTCGGCGAGCGGGTCGGCCGGCACGGGGCGTTGCCGGTGTGGCGACGACTCCGCGCGCAGCACAAGGTCGTCTACGAGACGGACGACGACGTGTGGTCCATCGATCCGACGAACTTCTCCGCGATGATCACCCATGATGCGGCCACCCTGGACGCCAACGAAGAAGCGATCCGCGCCGCCCACCTGGTGACTGTGTCGACGGAGCCACTCGCCGAAGTTCTCCGCCGGTGGCATGACAACGTGGTGGTGCTGCCGAACCACATCGACGGCCGACTTCTCGACCTGCAGCGGCCGCAACGGGACAAGCTCACCGTCGGGTGGGCCGGCGGGGACTCGCACCTGCGTGACCTGCAAATGGTCGCACCGCAGCTACGCAGGTTCCTCGAGCGCAACCCGGCGGTGGAGTGGCACAACATCGGCACCGACTTCCGCCCGTACATGAAGCTGACTGGCCGGTTCACTCCGTGGCAGTCGGACATCTGGGACTACTACCGGGCCATCGACTTCGATATCGGCCTCGCGCCCCTGGTCGACATGCCGTTCAACCGGTCCAAGTCCGCGATCAAGGCGATGGAGTACGCGGCGCTGGGTATCCCGGTGATCGCGTCCGACCGGGAACCCTACCGGCCGTTCGTCCTCGACGGGGTCACCGGCTACCTGGTCCGCGACGAGCACGAATGGACCAAGCGGCTACGCGAACTCGTCAACGACAACGCGATG